AAGGGCCGAGTCGATGCTTGCGCTTATTCAAGAATTGAAAGATAGAGAAGAAGCAAAAAGACGCGAAGCCGAAGCCGACAAAGCGCTCACCGCTGAAGTCGCAAAATCGACCATATCCACGATTGCGGGAATGAGCGCGACCCTCGCCAGCGAATCACGCGAACTCTTTAATTTAAACAAAGCCGCATCGATTGCGATGGTTTACATTAACGCCGCGGAAGCCGCATCGAAAGCTTATGCGCAATTGGGCGTCTTCGGCCCAATTGCCGCGGGTACGATCTACGCGTTGGCGATTGCAAACATTGGCAAAATCGCATCGCAAAACTACCCTGAACGACAAGCGGGGGGCGATGTTCGACCAGGCGAAACGTATCTGGTTGGAGAACGCGGTCCCGAATTGCTCACGGTCGGACAGTATGGCGGGAACGTCACGCCAAACCGAAACCTTGCGCAAGGCGTGATGATTAACATTTACGACGGAACGGGGCGCAAAATCGATCAAGCGATGTCCGATTTACGCGTCGAAGTCGTCGAACGCGCTCAACAATTTGGCGAATTTGCGGCCTTAGAATCTCGACAATATACGCAAAATGCCTTCGCTTGAAGTAGAGATCGAAATGGTTACGCCAACTGATAGCGATCCCGCTGGAACGAATGCAAAATTCTACGTTTCAGACCATTCGCATATTGGCGCAAACGGCGAATATTATCACGGGTTCATACAGAAAGCGCCTAATCTCAAGCTACAAGATTCGGGATCGGGTCAAATCGAAATGAGTGGCGCGTCCATCGTTCTATCAAACGAACCGAACAACGCGGATCATCCATTTGGGCAATCAAATTACACAAAAATTTTGAGCGATACGGGTCCGTATTATATCGGGATAAAATATCAAACCGCATATAACCTATTCGAAGGTCAGCTATATATTCAAGCGATTGATTCGGAATCGATTCGATGCAACGTGAAAAGTATCAGACCGACCGACTCCGGTCCGGTCTGGAATACAACGCAAGAGGGAATCAGCGGGACGAGTAGCGATCTTGTTTCGGGTTTTATATGGGGCGATGTTGTTGACTGGAAAGTCGAACGCGACGATTCAGACGTTGGATCATGGGATGCAATAGGCGGATCAGCGGTTCAAGCGGCGTTATATTTTTTCAATGCTGTTTCAAGCGTAACGCCTACGATCAAAGTAAATTCAAACGCGTCAACATGGGCATCAACTGGCTCGGTTCGATACGATGCAAACGCGTCTGACGATGGAAGCGCGGATGCACAACTCGGCGCGTACCAATCAACCAACGATTACTCCGATGATACTCAATACTCGTTTTCTGCAACGGGGATTAAAAATCGATTTTTATCGAGTGGAACAAACCGAGCAACTCCAGGACGCACCATTGCAGAGTTTGCGGAAACAATGGCTTATATAAGCTCGGCGGCAGATACACATATCCCACGTTTAACAAATGATAAATTTTACATTTTAGAAACCGAGACGATCGACACCAACAAAGCACCGTCTCCGCCGAATCTTTCTTTTGTATGGGATAAGGGAATCATAACAACGCTTGAAGCGTTACGCCTTGTAAGCTTCGCGTCCAATTATCAGTTTTTTATTCTTCCATCGCAGACTAACGGGAATCGAACTTTATTCTTAATTGATAAAGCAAACGCGCCAGCATCAAGTTCAGCGTATTACAATACGGTTTCCGAAAACGACATTCTTAGCCTAGTCATTCGCGGACCCGAAGAGATCAAAAGTATTAAAGGAAATTTTGAGTATTACCGCTGGCAAGGAACCGAGCTTGTAGAAACCAAAGGACGATCAACGCTTTTCCTCAACGCAACGGGCAAAGAGGTTTCGTTCGATGCGCTTATCACGAACCCATCGCAACAAACAAACTTGACGAATTTTTTGAACGCAATGAAGGCGTTTTATGATAAGCCAACTTTAAGCGTTGAAATCAACGATCTACATGACGAATGGCGACCAGGGGATCGCGTTGTTTTCAACCGACGCGATGAATTCGTAAACGTGGACATGATCATCCGATCAATCGATTGGAACTTTAACGATCTTACGACAACCATCGAAGGCGACGCGACACTTACGCCATACGTTCAAGAATGAAAATCCTACACGACGACAAAATCACCGCGGTTTCCGTTTCATCAGGCGCTCAGTTTTCATCAAGCTTTGCGGTTTCGAATGTACAAAACGATATTCCGCAAAACGTGTTCATGGCGAACTCGGCAAGTGCGACCATTAGTGCGACCATAAGCGCAGGAGTTCAAGCGGTTTTTGTTTCGGGTCTTATGGCAGATAACGCGGTAATTGAGATCACCGATTCTGATAACTCGCTTACTTATAGTGAGGTTTTAAATACTACCAAATTTTCATCACTCAAAATACTTGGACGCAATAACGATAATCAAATCCCTTGCTCGCTCGACCCTTTTACGATTTCAGGTTTCACGGGTACGGTTTTAACGTCACCGCTAACAAGCGACACGACATTAAGCGATCCGTTGACGGGCGCACCAAATACGCTTGAGCTTCAGGCGAACTTAACGCTCGGAAATGGTGGTGAGGAAGAGGTCGTTCTTGAACTTGGTTTAGGATCATCAGAAAGCGCGATTCAAAACAATTTTAACGGGTCCGCATTAGGAGCGGGAACCGTGAAGATCGTTTTAGAATCTCAAGATGATTTGAAAGACTCGCCGATTGAAGGAAACGCGATTGCGAAGTGGAATCAATCGAGCGGCGCAACGGGACGTTTTGACGACTCATCTGACGCGGTTGTGAATTGCATTAGCCATGGGAATGTTCGCGTGGGTTCGCTTGTCACGATTGGCGGGGTCGATTATCAAGTCACAAAAATCGTCGGGCAAGGAACGGGAAACGCGGATGTAACGCTTTCGGGAACGGTCACCGATGGGACTATTACCGCGATCAAAAATCCGGTCCGCGTCGGTATCGTTCGCGCATCCGCTTGCATAAGCCTGGAAAATTCCCAGATAGGGTTTTCCAAGGCTCTTAAAGATTTTTCGATTCGCAAACCGTTGATCAATGGCGGATATCGTCAAACGCCAAAAAACGTTGCGAAACAGTTTACCATCGATGCGGTATTGCCAATCGCGCAAGCGAATAATCTTTTCGACTTTTATTATGCTTTCCGCTCAAAACCGTTTCCGATTGCCGCGCTTCAAGGAATGCCAACGGCACAAAGCGAAGCGCAAGAATATAGCGGATTTTGTTATTTATTGGACGCGCCAGAAATGCAAAGCGCAACCGTTGACGGATCTTTTCAAAACGTAAATTTCTCAGTTTGTGAGGTAATCTAATGGCAGATCGAATTATTAAAGGCGATAGCGGAAACGATGTCGTAATTCAGAACAACGCGGGATCGCGGAAAATCGAGGTTACAAATTCGGGCGACGTTGAAATCACCGGAGACGTTAAAACGACAACCGTTAAAGCGACTAATTTAAAAGCGAATGATGGAACCGCATCATTAGAAGTCGCCGATTCAACTGGTGATATCGGATTTTCTGGAAATACAGATTTAAAAATAAAATTACCGTCTGCGGGGGGTCTTTACGAATCCGACGGATCAACGGAGATTTTGACGGAATCCAGCGGCGCGGTTTCTTTAAAAAACACAATATTAAATTCAAACAACACTTTCCCGACGGGCCATATAATTCAAACATTAACAGATACACATATTGCAACTGGACCAATAACTATTGGAACAACTGCTGATGATACTTTAGGTAGCAATCTTCAAGTTACGATAACACCCAAAGCAAATGGGAATAAATTATTTATTCAAGCATTAATTCATGGCATTAATAACGAAGCTTCAGCTGGCAGGTCTTTGCATTCTGGATTTGCGTATGATGCGAATTTTAGTTCAAGCAATGGTACAACAATTGGGCCAAGAGCAGTCATCGCAGATTATCATAATTATGTAAATGCAAACCAAGGAATTTTAGGTAATTTGCAATATTCAACTATTGTAACAGTTGGAACAAATGCTCCATCAGCAGGATCGGCATCTATAATTAGGCCAATTTTACAATCAACCACTGGCAGTATTACAATTGCAGCCAATAGTGGTGGTGGTTTAGGCGTTTTTTCAATGATTGTTATGGAGGTACAAGCATGAATTTTAATAAACCAAGTTTTATTACTGCTGTCAAATCTTTAGTAGGTGGAGATATTGGTGGATATAACGATGGACCTATAGAAAAAATTAAATTTTTTGACGGTCAAACACCACCAAGCAAAGAAGCAATTCAGGCCAAATTGACGGAACTTCTTAATGCATATCCAATGCAACTTTTGCGTGAAGAAAGAAACCAAAAACTTGCTGAAACGGATTGGCGAGCAAGCTCGGATTTGACGCTTTCAAGCGAATGGGCAACCTATCGACAAGCATTGCGCGATTTGCCGTCTACGGCAACGCCTACGCTTGACGACGAAGGGAATTTGCAAAATGTAACGTGGCCTAGCGAACCGACCTAATGGATCATCATATGCCCCAGCAAACCGATTTGACCGATATTCCAAATCGATTTGCAGACGTTTTATTGACTCAAGCAAGTTTGCTCGAGATGGTGCTTTGCGGAATGCTTGTCGCGCTTGGATGGTACATTCATTACGAGGGTAAATCCGCGAAGGGCGAGCGCAAATTAAACCAAGAAAAATTTGAATCGCTTATTATAAGAACGCAAGACTCGACCATTAAAATGGCATCCGACATTTCAAACGTTTCGGCGCGTCTTGATAACATTGAACGCGAACTTGAATCTCAGAAAGATTTCATTTTTGCTAACTTGAGGAAATAATGATCGCAACATTAGCACCCGTAATCGCGGGAACCGTAAAAACCATGGCGCTTTCATTCTTGAGCGAAAAACTACTGATCAAAGTAGTTTTTTTGCTACTTGAAAAACTCGTTAAATCGACTGAAAACGACCTCGACGATAAGATTCTCGCCGAGTATGAAAAGTCGATGACGGGCAAACTGTGATTCGGTCGCGCTTATATTACGAAGAACATTTATCGCTACGGCGGGGGCGCTCATGCTTGACATGATCACGCCCAACTTCAGCCGAGCCGAGATGCAATGTAAATGCGGGTGCGGTCTTTCGCATATGGACGACGAGTTCATGCGAATGCTTCAGCTTCTCCGCGATAAACTCGGGCCGCTTCCAATTACGTCAGGCGCAAGGTGCGAAGAACATAACAAACGCGAAGGCGGATATCCGAAAAGCGCTCATCTCCAATCGAAGGCCGCGGATATTCGAATATACGGACCGCGAGCGCTCGCCTTAGTCGAGGAAGCGCGTCGAATTGGATTCTCCGGGGTCGGGATTTCTCAGAAAGGCGATCACGGCAAGCGCTTCATTCATCTTGATACTCTTCCACGCGCCGCGATTTGGTCGTATTGATTAAGCCGAGTTCGTAATCGCGCAAAATGTTTTTGATTTGTGGACCGTGAAGAATCCCGCCAGCGCGTGAACGAAACCCTTCAGCGTTCACGATCTTAGCTATCCGATAAAGAGACAAATCTTGCTTCGATAACTCGATGACTCGCTTTGCAAGTTTCGGTTGCTTTTCGCTTAATCTTGGCGTTCCTTCGATCCGAATCTTTCCGTTACGATCAACCGTCTTGATCGCCTTTCCTTTTCGCTTTCCGGTTTTCCGTTGGTGATCGCGCCCCGCTTTCATGCGACGCGTTAGCGTGGATCGCTCAAGCTCCGAAAAAACGCCCTGCATTTGGACCATCGCTTTGCGCATCGGATCGTCGTAGATAGCGCGTGAAATATTCTCGCCCGTATTTGCAGAATATAGATCGATCTCTTTGGAAGCGATGAACGTCGCGAGTTGCATTTGAAGCAATAGTTCACGCGCCAGCCGCGTCATGTCTTCAATTATAATGATCTTAATATCGTGCGCGTCCGCATAGGCAATCATCTCGGAAAATGCGGGGCGTTTCTCGACAACTCCGGAAATCCCTTTTTCCGTAAAAATGCGCTCCAGAGTAAACTTTTTTTCTCGAGCAAAATTTTTAATTTGAGTAGATTGCCGACCGAGACCAGTACCGTTTATTTGATCTCGGGACGAAACGCGCCTATAACCAAGCGCATTCATTGAGGGGAAATCTTCTGCGTTTTCTAAAATATCAGACACAAAATAAAAAGAAATCATACACTTGCAATATTTTTTTATTTTTTGCTTGACGACTATGAATAATATCTGTATTTTTCTTTCTGTCAATGCATAAACCGCATTTGCAAACAATCAACAACCGAAACGAGAGGGTCAAATGAGAATTTGGGAAGGGTGGTCCGATGAAAAAGCGGAACACGATTCAGGGTCCGGATTATTTTATGCCAGATCAAAAAAAGAAATTATGAGGACAATAAAACTGCATGATTGGGATTTGGAACGTTGTAATTATCGATTATTAGAAGTTCAACCTAACAAAGATGGAATCATCAAAATTTTAAATCAATCACATAATTAACAAACCGCGCCCGCGCTGGGCGCCCACCACGTTTTTTTCATGGATTACATGAAGTTTTATCACATACGCAATTTATTAGGATTGACACAAAAGGAATTAGCCAAGGAACTCGATATATCAACATGGAGATTAAGACAATACGAAAACGGCAAACTTCCTATTAATGAAAATATTTCTAGCAAAATGGAAGATCATTTAAAGCCAATGAAGCATTGGACGAATTTATAATTTAAAAACACAAATCATGGACGAGAACACCGCGCCATTGACGGCGCAAAAACGATCTAAGCGTGCCTTGAGTAATGGCCCATCAAATACGGGGAAGGTCGGGATGGGATCGAGGCACTCCGAGAATCTATTCAGCGACTCGAATAGCGAGATCCTGAACACGACTCAAGCCGCGTCTATCTGCGGCGTTTCATATCACAAATTTTTACGCGAGTTCGGAGAGATCCCTTACACTTTCGTCTATCCAGGCGGACCGCGGATCTATTATCGGAGCGAGGTCCGCGCTTTCATTGAGGGTAAGAACAAATGAGCAAAACCCAAAATTTTTGTGGCGAAGATTGGCACGAGCAAATGGAATTTAACGAATATCTCGAAAATGTTTTTGAAGTTTCAAAAACGTGTTTATTGCCATTTGATCATAAAGGCGACCACGAATGGACAGACGATGACAAGTGGGGAGTTAAATTTAAATGAGAAATTATAAAAAACAAATCACACAAGGTTACGAGATTTGGAGAGCAATTAATCACCGATTTGAATACGTCCAAAAAAATTATGGCGAAGCCGAAGCCGAAAACGATCTTTACCTAAAAGATTTAGAGGAAACATTAAATGAGATCGATCCGTTTTTTTTCGAAAATCTTGAAGCCTTAGATTATTACCATGCGTGACGACGTTGCGAAACGCTTTAACGCGTGGATCGATCCCGTCGGATGCGATACCAATTACAAGGGATCGCATCCCGATCTCGATATCTATCCGCGACCTGATCCTGATCTCGCATGGAAACGCTTTTGCGAGCAATGGGAGAAATGGTGCAGATTGCAACCGTTGACGCTAGGAAAATGAATGGAGCAACTCGAACTCATATCGATTTGTTCAGCGGAATCGGCGGATTCGCACTCGCTTGCCGATGGGCAGGAATCGAAACAATCGCATTCTGCGAAATCGAAAAATACGCCCAGCGAGTCTTGCGAAAAAACTTCCCAGGAATTCGGATATTCGAAGACGTTCGGCAATTTCCAGCAACTAAATTTCGCGAGCCTTTCCTGCTTACCGGAGGCTACCCGTGCCAGCCTTTCAGCCAAGCCGGCAAGCGCCGAGGCGCGGAAGATGACCGCCACCTCTGGCCTTCGATGTTTGGAATTATCCGAACATCAAGGCCGACTTGGATACTCGCTGAAAATGTTGCTGGACACGTTACGCTGGGCCTCGACCAAGTGCTTGCTGACTTGGAAAGCGAAGACTACGCCGTCCAACCGATTATTGTTCCAGCTTGCGCCGTGGACGCCCCGCACCGACGAGATCGAGTCTGGATTCTGGGCAACGCCAAGAAGCGGTGCGGCAATGAGCGGAGCCGCAGATGTAATGAAAACCGCGAATTACAAATTTCCGAACCTGGAAACGCAAGTCGCGAGATCGCTTTTGCCGACTCCGACAACACAAGACGCGTCAAACAATGGCGGACCAAGTCAATACAATCGGAACTCGTTGCCGCTGAATGCGATTGTCGGGATGTTGCCAACGCCAACGACTCCAGGAAAAAACCAAGTTGGAACGATAGGCGAGTGGGGCGGGAGCAAAAACCCATTAAGAACACCAGAAACGATGACTTTAAAGGGTGGAGCGCTGAACCCGATGTGGGTCGAGTGGCTCATGGGATACCCCGAAGGGTGGACCGATTGCGAGGACTCGGAAACGCCATCGTTCCGCAAGTCGCCTACGAAATCATCAAAGCAATGATCGAAGCCGATGAAAGCGCATAACCGCCCAATGAAACGACGCGTTCCTGGCGCGATGAGCAAAACGGAAGAACGCTTCGCGGAACTCTTAAACGAGTACGCACGCGATAAACAAATCGTCTCGTATGCCTTCGAACCCGTCACGTTTAAACTCGCCGAAGGCGTGCGTTATACGCCCGATTTCATGGCGGTCTTCGCAGATCCGACAAGGGGCGTGGCGTTTTACGAGATCAAGGCGTCCGAGTTTCACGCAAGCGGGAAATCGAATCAAATGAACTCGCTGACGAAACTCAAAGTCGCGGCGCGGACGTTTCCGCAATTTTATTTCTTTAAATGTTATCCGCGAGCCAAGCGAGAGGGCGGGTCGTGGGTGATCGAACCAATTAAAGTATGAACCGCTTTCCCGTGCAAATTCGGCGTTTCTCCTCTCGGCGCGACCCTCAGTACGCGCAAGTCTTCAGCGTCGTTTATCGGTTTCGGTCCTAGCATTCGGACCAGCGTTTTAACATGGCGCGCAAACTGACGCGGGAAAGCATAATAAAAGGAGTGTTTTTATGAATGCATTGATAAACGCAATCGCAAACGAAAGAAAAAAGCAATGGAACAAACGCCAAAAACTAATCCGCAAGATATGTCAAGTGCCGCATTTCTTAACTCAATTAGTGAAGAAAAAATCGGTTTCTTTCCTAAAGTCGAAGCAACCCAATCGCAAGGCGCTTACCTTAAAGTTTCAGCGATCGGATCAGCGTATCCTAATCCGCTTAAAATCCGAATCCTCGGCGCGTTTATTGACGATTCGATGATCGAAGGCTGGCGCGCTTTTAACACAAGCGGAATGCCTATTCGCAAAAAAACTAAAGACGAAATAGATTTAAATCAACTTGGTAAAAACAATTTCGGACAAGACGAAAAGCCCATTAAATTCTGGGCTTTTCCGGTCTTTGTTTATGAAGAAAGTAACGTGCAAATTTGTGAGATACATCAAGTCGGATTAATGCGCGAACTTGAGCGATTAGGGAACGATAGAAACTGGGGCGATCCGCGCCAATACGATATCTCGATAATGAAGACCGGATCGGGAAATCGAACCGCGTACCAAGTCACGCCCTCGCAAGCTCAATTCCCGCAAGAACACGTTGACGCGGTGGGAAAAGCGATCAATCAAATCGATTTGCAGAAATTATTCGTGAACGAGGACCCGTTTCTCACTTCACCGAATGACGCTTAATCGCTTTATTTGCAACGCCTAAACGCATATCGAGACATGAAACACGAAAACGAAAACGTTGCACTCTCTAGTGGGGGAGAGATGAAAACCCCTAAAGGGGTTTTCTCTCCCCCATCTAGAGAGTACGCAAATTCGCAATCGCGAACCGATGCCGCGAAGGCGACTTTAAGCGCGCTGAAAAAGCGCGTTCGCTTTACGCCTGAAGTGGA